TCGGAAGAATACGCAGACTGTTCGCGAGGCCCCCCTGCTTTGAAGCGGCGATAAGTAATCCACGCGCACGCGTGAGCAGGAGGCAAAAATCACGCAAAAAGGAGGCGTTTTCTGTGGCGAATCAGCGTGAAAAGACCAAAGAACAGCGTATCCGCGCCGAGAAAACCAGACTCCGGAGGATCTACAAGCTTCTGCCGAAGGAAGCGGCCGGGACTGTTGCAGGCCTTATCGATCAGGCAGCATTTATGCGAATCGAGTGCGAGGACATGGCGGACGACCTGCGGGAAAACGGCTGGACGGAGAAATTCCAGCAGTCGGAGCGACTGGAGCCATATGACCGCGCCCGGCCCATCGGGCAGGCGTACAACTCGACAAACGCGAACTACCAGAAGATCATCAAGCAGCTCACGGCGCTCCTGCCGAAGCCGGACACCGCGCAGAAGCAGGAGGACGACGGCTTTGCAAGCTTTGTCCGGGAGCGTGACGAGCTGTGACGCGCTATCCAGAAACGTACAATCCGATCCTAGAATACTGGGCCGCGATCCAGTCCGGACGTGAAACGGTGAGCCTCAAGGTGCAGAAGACCTACAGACATGTGGTCACGCAGCTTGAAAACGCGGATTCCGAGTTTTACTACTCGCCGCGACGCGCCAACCACGTCCTCGAATTTTTTGAAAACTACTGCCACCACTCCAAGGGCAAGGCGGGCGGACAACTCGTCAAGTTGGAATTGTGGGAAAAGGCGCTGCTGGCGACTGTCTTTGGGTTTATCGACATCGAGGGAAACCGCCAGTACCGCGAGGCCATCCTCATCGTCGGCAAGAAAAACGGCAAATCGCTGCTGGCCTCCGGCGTCGGCCTGTATCTCCAGCTTGCGGACGGCGAGGCTGGCCCAGAGGTTTACGCCGTGGCCACCAAGCGAGACCAGGCGAAGATCATCTGGCAGGAAGCAAAGCGCATGGTGCAGAAATCACCGGCGCTGCGCAAACGGACGCGCTGTCTGGTCGGCGAGGTGGACAGCGATTATAACGACGGCGTATTCAAGCCGCTGTCCTCGGACAGCGACACGCTCGACGGCCTCAACATCCACGGGGCCATGATGGACGAAATCCATCAGTGGAAAAACGGCAGACCGCTGTACGACATCATTGCCGACGGCGATCAGGCCCGCGCGCAGCCGCTGCGATTTATCACCTCAACCGCCGGCACCATTCGAGAAGACATCTACGACGAAAAATACGAAGAGGCCGAGCGCATAATAAACGGCTACGAAGATCCGGACGGGTACCACGACCCGCGCCGGATCGCGTTTATTTACGAGCTCGACAAGCGCGGCGAGTGGACGGACCAGGACTGCTGGAAAAAGGCAAATCCGGGCCTCGGGACGATCAAGAGCTACACGGCCCTCAAAGAGCGGGTCGAGCGGGCGGAGAAAAACCCGGCCCTCGTCCGCAACCTCGTCTGCAAGGATTTCAACATCCGCGAGACCTCCAGCGAAGCCTGGCTTAACTTTGAGCAGCTGGACAACCGCGACACCTTCCAGCTCGACAGGGAAAACCGCCGCCTGATCTGGCAGCATTACATGGCGGACGGGAATGTGCAGGAGCGCGTCCTGTCCTACCCGCGCTACGGCATCGGCGGCGCGGACCTCTCAAAGACGACAGACCTGACGGCGGCAAAGGTGCTGTTCCAGGTGCCAGAACTGCCGGAGATCCTGTTTGTGCTGCAGATGTACTGGCTGCCGCAGGACCTTTTGGAAAAGCGCGTCACGGAGGACAAGATCCCCTACGACAAGTGGCATGAGCGCGGGCTGCTCCGCCTGTCCGAGGGCAACAAGATCCGCTATGAGGACGTCAAAGCATGGTTCATCGAGGTGCAGGAAGACCTCGATATTTTTATCCCCTTTATCGGGTATGATGCGTGGTCTGCGTCTTATTGGGTGGACAGCATGGCGGACTATTTCGGGGCCGAGGCCATGATCGCCGTGCATCAGGGCGTCAAGACCCTGTCCGAGCCCATGAAGCGCTGCGGGAACGACTTGGAATCCAAGCGCATTATTTACAACAACCACCCGATCGACAAATGGAACCTCGCAAACACAGCCTATGACGAGGACAAAAACGGCAATATCCAGCCGCACAAAACGAGCAAGTCCACGCGCCGCATTGACGGCACGGCGGCCCTGCTCGACGCCTACACGATCTACGACCAGAAGCAGGCGGAATACACCAGTATGCTCTAGGAGTGACAACATGGGATTTTTTAAAAACCTCCTGAAGAATATCACAACCACCAAGCGCGTTTCGACCGTCCAGATGGTGCAGGAGCGCGGGAATGGCTTTTACAGCTACAACGGCAAAATGTATCAGTCCGACATCGTCCGCGCCTGCATCCGGCCAAAGATCAAGGCCATCGGCAAGCTGACGGCCAAGCACATCCGGGAGACCATCACCGCCCAGACGCGGAAGATCGCCGTCAACCCGGAGCCGTATATCCGGTTCCTGCTCGAGGAACCGAACCAGTACATGACAGGCCAGCTGCTGCAGGAGAAGCTGGCCGCGCAGCTGGTCCTCAACAACAACGCCTTCGCCGTGATCCTCCGGGATGAAAACGGTCTGCCGAACGCCATTTTCCCGGTCGCGGCCATGCAGGCAGACGCTGTCTACGACGCAGGCGGAAATCTGTACCTGAAATTTTACATGCAGAACGGCAACGTCCTGACGTTTGCCTATGACGACATCATCCACCTGCGCGGGGATTTCTACGAGAACGACATATTCGGCGACCCCATCGCCCCGGCCATCGTGCCGCTCATGGAGATCGTCACCACTACGGACCAGGGCATTGTAAAGGCCATCAGAAACAGCGCCGTCATCCGCTGGCTTTTGATGTTCGCATCCTCTATGCGCGCGGAGGATATCAAGAAGCGCGCGCAGGACTTTGCCGACAGCTTCCTCAATGTTTCCAACGGCACGGGCGTCGCGGCCGTCGACGCAAAGGCAGAGGCCAAGCAGATCGACCCCAAGGACTACGTCCCGAACGCCGCCCAGATGGATAAGACCACGCAGCGCATCTATGCCCTGTTCAATACCAACCCGCACATCGTCACATCCATTGCGACAGAGGATGAGCAGAACGCCTATTTTGACGCCGAGATCGAGCCGGTGCTGAAGCAGCTCAGCGGAGAGTACACCCGCAAGCTCTTTTCCAGGCGCGAGCGCGGCTGCGGCAACCGCATCGTCTTTGAGGCGTCCGCGTGGGACTTCGCCTCGACCTCGACCAAGCTCAACCTCCTGCAGATGGTCGACCGCGGCGCGCTGACGCCGAACGAATGGCGTCGCGCCTTTAACCTCGCGCCGGTCGACGGCGGGGACAAGCCGATCCGCAGGCTGGACACGCAGCCGGTCGACCGGAACACCACGCAGAAAGGAGATGAAACCACATGAAGATCAGCATTCGCGGGCCAATCGTATCCAGCAACAACCACCGTTTTTACCAGTTTTACGGCATGGAAGCGGCAAGCCCAAAATCCGTAGCCGACGCGCTTGCCAAGGGAAACGGCGAGCGGGCCGAAGTCGAGATCAATTCCGGCGGCGGCGATATCTTCGCCGCGAGCGAGATCTATACAGCACTGCGCAACTACGCGGGCGGCGTCCACATCCGCATCGTCGGCCTCGCGGCCTCGGCCGCGTCCATCATCGCTATGGCGGGCGAGTCGGAGATGACGCCGACCGGCATGATGATGATCCACAACGTCCAGTCCAGCGCCGACGGCGACTACCGCCAGATGGAGCACACCGCCGGTGTCCTGCGCGACGCCAACCACGCCATTATCTCGGCCTACGTCGCCAAGACCGGCAGGCCGGAAGCGGAGATCGCCGCCATGATGGACGCAGAAACATGGATCACAGCGGAGAGGGCCGTAGAGCTCGGCCTGGTCGACCGCGTGATGCAGTTGGATACCGGCCAGAAGCTGCTGGCGGCGGATTTTTATTCCGGCATGCTCAGCGAAGACGCGCTCCGGCGCGCGGAAAACTTTTTAAAAGGTCAGGCCGCAGAGCCTGATTTTTTTATGCCCGAACGGGCGCAGGCAGAAGCAAAACTGAAATTTTTAAAACTCAAAGGAGAATTGAAATGACGAAGGAAATTTACAACATCCAGCGCCAGAAGCTCATGGACGACGCCCAGAAGCTGCTGGACGAAAGCAAGACCGCAGAGGCGCAGGCCAAGATGAAAGAAGTCGAGGCCCTCGACGCCAAGTTTGAGGAGGAAGCCAAGATCCAGGCAAACCTCAACGCGCTTGCGGGTCAGAAAGTCGCGGCTCCGGCTGCGGCGGCACAGTCCATCGACCTGTCCGGCACGGCAAAGACTCCGGACGTGCTCGACCGGTACGACACCGACGAGTACAAGCGGGCCTTCATGAACTACGTTTTGACCGGCAAGAAGATTCCCGCAGAGCTGACCAATGTGGACGCCAACACCAAGACAACCGACGTCGGCAGCGTCATCCCGACCACGACGATCCAGAAGATCTACGAGAAGATGGAAGCCATCGGCATGATCCTGCCGCGCGTAACACACACGTCCTACGCGGGCGGCGTCCAGGTCCCGACCAGCTCGGCCAAGCCGACGGCCTCCTGGGTCGCCGAGGGTGAGGGCTCCGACAAACAGAAGACTTCGACCGGCAAGATCGTCTTTGCGTACCACAAGCTGCGCTGCGCGATCTCCATGTCGCTGGAAGTTTCTATCATGGCGTACCCGATGTTCGAGGCACAGTTTGTCCGGAACGTCGCAAATGCGATGGTAAAGGCGAAGGAACAGGCCATCATCAACGGTACCGGTTCCAGCCAGCCGAAGGGCATTCTCGCGGAGACCGCACCGACTGGCCAGAACATCGACATCGCCGCCGCGACGACCGCCCTGACCTACAAGGATCTGTGCAAGGCCGAAGCTGCACTGCCGCAGGCATATGACGGCGCGGTCTGGTTCATGTCCAAGAAGACATTTGAGACGCAGATCGTCGGCATGGTCGACAGCAACGGCCAGCCCGTCGCGCGCGTCAACTACGGCATCAACGGCAAGCCCGTAAACTACATCCTTGGCCGCGAGGTCATTCTGACCGGCGACTACCTGCCGGCATTTGCGGCGTCGGTCACGGCCGACACCGTCTTCGCCTTTATGTTCGACCCGGCGGACTACCTCTGGAACGAGAACATGGGCATGACGGTAAAGCGCTACACCGACGAGGACACCGACGACGAGGTCACAAAGGCCATCGAGATCGCCGACGGCGCGTGCGCCGACGTCAACAGCCTCGTCACGCTGACCAAGAAGAAAGCCTGACGGCGCGCGGCCAACAGGGAGGGATAACCATTGGCTTTGATCAACGTTGCAAAAACCGCCCTGCGGCTGACAACAAACGCCCTTGACGACGAGCTCGCCGACGAGATCGACGCCTGCCTCCTGCGCCTGCATCTTGCGGGCGCGGAGGGGGCGGACGAAGACCCGCTGGTCAAAGACGCCGTCCGAGCCTTCGTCCGCTGGCAGCATGACTTCTGCGGCCGCGGCAACGAATGGAAGACGTGCTTTGAGGAGCTGCGCGACGCGATGGGCCTGTCCGACGACTATTCGCCGGGCGCCGAGGGAGGGGGCGCGTGCTGTGATCTTTGACACGCAGATCACGCTGCGCCTGCTGTCCTATCCCATCGTGAGCGGGCAGACCACCGAAAAGCTCGAACGCGAGACAACCGTCTGGGCCGCCCGCAAGTCCGTAAACCGCGCCGAGTATTATCAGGCCGCGCAAGCCGGCAAGCGCACGGACGCAATTTTCCGCATGCACAGCGCGGAATACGGCGGCGAGCAGCAGATCACCTGCGGCTCGGACGTCTTTGACGTCGTCCGCAGCTACGGCGCGGAGACGGAAGAGGTAGAGCTGACCTGCAAACGGAGGGACGGCGCATGATGATCTATGAGGCGCTGGCAGACCTGGGCGTCCCGGTCTGCCACCCGCCATACAAGGGCGGAGAAGAAACCTACATCACCTATCAGTTGCTCGGACAGTCCGGCCAGATCTACGCCGAGGGTGGCGAGGCCGAGACCGGCGTGCAGTACGCCGTTTCCATCTTTGCAGAGGGCTTTGCCGCCGGGCTTTTAAAGCGCGTAAAAGCCGCGCTGGAGACAGCAGGCTACATCGCGACCGTCGACATGGAAACCTACGACAAGGAAACAGGCCGCACGCAGATAGCGCTCATCGCCGAAACGGAGGGCGCAGCCTATGGCTAACATCTCCATCACCGGTGTCGACGAGCTCATGGCCACGCTCCAGAAAGCGAATGTTTTTGATGAGGACATGCAGCAGGAGCTCCTGTACGCCGCCGGGGATATCATCGTCGAGGAGCTGCAAAATGCCGTCCGGGCGAGCGGGTTCCGCACGGAAGCCTACGCCTCCAGCGTGAAATACCGCAAAACCATCAAGCAGGACAAAAACGGAGATCCGTATATCACCATCACCGCAGTCGGCAAAAACGAGCACGGAACGCGCAGGGCGACCGTGCTTTTTGTTTTGAATTACGGCCGCGCGAAGGAGTACGGACAGATTACAGGAACTTATTTTTGGACAAAGGGCGTCAGGAACGCGCAGAAGCGCGTAAACGCGGAGCTCGAAAAGATCCTTACACAAAAGCTGAAAGAAAGGGGCCTATTGTAAATGCCTAGTTTTGACTTACGCGGCATCCGGGCGGGAAAGTATAAAAACACGTCCGGCACCGTGACCTACACAGAGCCGACAGACGTCGGCGACGCCATGAGCGCGCAGCTGGAACTCAAGTTCGCCGAGGGCCGCCTGTACGCAGAATCCAAGCTTGCCGAGTATATCAAGCTTGCCACCGGCGGCACGATCTCGCTGGCTGTCAAGTACATCAAAAAGGCCGCACAGGCCATGCTCTACGGCTGCACGTCCGACACGAGCAAGGAAAATCTGAAATTCTCGGCAAAAGACATCGCAAACTATGTCGGCGTCGGCTTTTACGCGCCGGATAAGATCGACGGCGTGACCAAATACACCTGCGTCTGGGTGCCGAAAGCGCTGTTCGGCCCGCCCTCGCTGTCCTACCAGACCAAGGGCGAGAACATCCAGTTCAACACGCCGACCACGACCGGCGAATTCCTCGCCGACGACTCCGCCGACGAGTTGCTGCTCGAGACCGAGACCGTCGACACCGCGGCGGAGGCCGTTGCCTGGATCAAGGGAAAGTTGGGTGAGACCTGATGGAGACGACCAAGCTCAACACCGTCGACTATGAACTTGAGGGCCGGGTCTACCGGCTATCCTGCAACATGAACGTCCTTGCCGACGTGCAGGACGAATACGACGGCAATCTGCTGCGCGCGCTGAATACGGTGCACGGTCTCAAAAGCACGCTGGCCTTCCTGGCCGCCATGCTGACCGACGCCGCAGACACGCAGGGCATCACCGACAAAAACGGCCTTCCGCTGCGCTTTACCAGCAAGCAGCTGGGCCGGAAGCTCACCATGCACCAGACGCTCGAGGCCGGGACGCGGATCTATCCGCTGATCCAGGCCGCAGTCACGCCGCCGGAGGAAGAACTCGGTGAAAAAACGTCGGAAGACGAAAAAAACTGACACCGCCGGGGAAACCGAAGCAGCTGGGCTTTGATTTCCCCGGCTTCCTCGCAATCTGGCTCTTCCGGCTGCATCTGCCGGAGCGGGATTTCTGGAAAACCATGTCCCCGCGCCGCATAACGCTCCTGCTTGACGCGCTTGCGCCGCAAAAGCAGCCGGAGCAGCAGGAACAGCCGCAGAGCCTGTCGGCCTATCTGAACGGAGGCACCTAACATGCCGAACATCAATACAAAATTTACGCTTTCGGGCGAAAAAGAATACAAGCAGGCCATTTCCGAGATCGGCAGAGGCATGAAGGTACTGGATTCGGAAATGCGAAAAGTCACCTCGGCATACGCGCAGAACGCGGACAGCGTCGAGGCGCTGGGCGCGAAAAACGACGTGCTCGAGCGAAAGATCTTAACACAGACGGAGAAAATCGAGTATCTCAAGGCTGCGCTCCAGCAGTCCGCCGAGAAATACGGCGAGGCAGACAAGCGCACCATGCAGTGGCAGACCAGCCTCAACAACGCCGAGGCGGATCTGAACAGCCTCAACAATCAAGTCGACGAAAACAAGCAGAAGATCGCGGACTCCGGCAAGGAGATGGGCAACCTCGGCGACGTGGTGAATGGCCTGACGTCCAAGCTCGGCATCCAGCTGCCGGACAGCATGAAGTCCTCCATGAACGCCATGGGGAGCCTTGACGCGTCGTCTCTGGCGCTGGCGGGCGGCTTCGCTGCCGTCGCGGCGGCGATCGTCAAGGCAGAAAAAGCCATGATCTCCATGACAAAGGAGTCCGCCGCCTTTGCCGACAACATCATCACTCTTTCCATGCAGACCGGGCAATCGACACAGCAGCTGCAGGAGTTTGCCTATGCGTCAGAGCTGATCGACGTATCCGTCGACACCATGCAGGGAAGCCTGACAAAGCTGACCAACAACATGCAGGACACGATGAACGGCACGGGCAATGCGAAGGCATCCTTTGATGAGCTGGGCGTTTCCGTCACCAACGCCGACGGCAGTATGCGCAGTGCGAACGACGTTTTTTATGAGACGATCGACGCGCTCGGAAAGGTGAAAAACGAAACCGAGCGGGACGCAATGTCCATGGACATTTTCGGCCGCTCCGCGCAGGATCTGAATCCGCTGATCATCCAGGGATCGAAAACCCTCAAGGCCTACGCTGACGAAGCCCATAACATGGGCTACGTGCTCGACGACGAGGCGCTTTCCGCACTCGGAGCGGTCGACGACGCCTATCAGCGCCTGCAGAAGACACAGGAGGGCGTCAAAAACCAGCTGGCCGTCGAGTTCGCGCCGTACCTAGAGGAATTCTACGGCGACGCGACACAGGGCGTAAAGGATCTCGGGAAGGCGATCAAGGACTCCGGCATCGTCGACGCCTTCGGAATGCTGCTTGAGACCGTCGGTGATATCCTCAATCCCATGTCCGACCTATCCAACAACCGCGTCCCGGCGCTGACCAAGGCGCTGCAGCCGCTGGCAAAGGTCATGGCGCTCATGGCCGACGCGGCGGAGCTGCTCAAAGGCGTCATCAACTTCGGCACCGGCCACATCAGCGAGGGCTGGGGCCAGATGAAGCATGCGCTGGGCTTCGGCTACAGCAGCGGCAACGGAAACAACTACCAGAACCTGCTCGACAGCTACAACGAGCAGCAGTGGGGCCAGAGCGCGTCCGACCTCTCCAAGGCCTACGAAGAGGCCGTCGCCCGCGGCGACTCGTCGACCCTCGGTATCACCGAGGACGAATGGCGCAGGCGGTATCTGGGCGGCAACGCCGCCGGCACGGACAACTGGTCCGGCGGCTGGACGCGGGTCAACGAGAACGGCCTTGAGCGGATATATCTCCCCTCCGGCTCCCGCATCCAGACGGCTAGCGAGACCCGCTACACCTCCGGCGATACCTACAACACCACCGTCTACGTCGACCACGTCGAAGACCTCGACACCATCCTCCGCATCGCCAAAAACGCACGCATCACAACCAGAATGGGGGCGAAGTAAATGCCGACGTTTACAGTGCAGGCAAGCGGCTCGACAGCAGTCGCGAAGAACCACCCGAACACAAACTATTCGGATCTTACACAGTACAAGTTGTATGTGGAGCCGTTTACAAACCATTCCGGATCGTACGACGGGTGGGATAATATTCTACTGAAATTTGGAGAACCAGCAGCTGCGTACAAATACAAGCGCGTTACAATGGTAAGGCTTGTAATATATGCAATGCCAACGGCTGGAATTTTAGGGAGTTGGGGCTCCGCGTATATAGCGGCTTACGGGCAAGGATTGGCAGAGCCGCTCGATACAAGCACGGTAACATACGCGACGCAGCCGAAACTATATGGCAATGGAGACGGCGTCGGGTCTGCAAGATGGAGTGAGCTTAACCAGGTCGTACAGGCGGAAGTCGTCTTCTCAATGTCACTCTACGAAGCGGCCCGGAAGAAAAACCTTGAGAGCGGAATGCGAAACGGATTTGCATTTGCGTTCTCGAGCGGAGGAGACGGGCGCGCATCCGAAGCGATTTTTTATGGCGTAAAGTCGTCCTACAAACCGTTTTTGGAATGTGAGTATTCGGACGATGACGTCGGAATACAGGCAAGCGACTTTGCGCCATCTTCTGGGGCATTCGTAAATCGAAAGCAAAAGAATACATTTACGTGGGCCTGCAAAGACGACACAGACCTCACACAGGTCTGCTTCGCAGAGATAAAACAAACCTCCGCTGTTTTTGAGTGGCGCGTAAAAAACGCAAGCACATCAAAAACGATAAACGTCTCCGGCGCGACGACCGCTTGCACGGTCCCGGCAAACACATTCCCGTCCGGGACGATCGAGTGGCGCGTAAAGGTGACGGCGAACAGCGGCACGACAACAACGTCTGCATGGCAGGAGATCACAACGACGGACGTCACACCGTCCTGCAAGCCGGTCTCCCCATCCGGCATCGTCATCGACGCCACCATCGTCAACCGCTTTAGCTGGCAGCACATCATTTCCACCGGCACGCCGCAGAGCAAGGCGGACCTGCAGTGGTCCGCCGACGGCACAACCTGGAACACGCTCGCGACCGTCACCGGAGAAAATCAGTACTACGACGTGCCCGCGAACACCTTTACGAGCGGGACGAAATACTGGCGCGTGCGCACCTACAACACCGACGGCACGGCCTCGGCGTGGAGCGACAAGGCAGAGTTTATCGCCATCAACGCCCCATCCGCGCCGTCCATCGTCATTCAGTCCACCGGCCCGCGCCCGCGCATCACCTGGCAGACCTCCGAGCAGGAGGCCTATCAGCTGACGCTGTCCAGCGGCTATGCCTCCGGCACGGTCTACGGCACGGAAAAGGCATGGCGCTCGCCGGTCTACCTCGCCGACGGCAGCTACACCGTCCGCGTCCGCGTGCAGAACAAGTACGGCATGTGGTCCGAGTGGTCTGCGGCCGCGCTGCCCATCTCGCACACCGAGGGCGAGGCCATCAACCTGACCGTCACCGCCGGCCATGAGGCCGCGCTCACCTGGCAGACCGCCGGGAGCTACGATTTTTACCTCGTCGAGCGGGACGGCGTGGCCATCGCCCGCACCGTCCAAAAGCAGTACATCGACCACACCAGCATCGGCAGCGTCACCTACCGCGTCCGCGGCTGCTACGACGAAAGCGACAACTACGGCGTGTCCAATTCGGATACCGTCGAGATCCTGCCCGAGACCAACATGATCTGCGACCTCGAGACCGGCGTCTGGCTCGAGATGCGCCTGTCCGAAACGCAGCTGCGCACCAACCGCACCAGCTTCTCGGCCGGGGTCTCGACCGTCCATCTGGCGGGCCTTGCCTACCCAGTCGAGGAACGCAGCGAGCAACGTGACCGCGCCCTGTCCGTCGCCTGCGCCTGGCCGCACGCGCAGCGGGCCGCCGCCCTCGCGCTTGAGGCCCTTGTCGGCCGCCTCGTCTGCCTCAAGGACCGCTACGGCAACATGGCCATCGGCTCGCTCCCGTCGCTCGAGAGCAACTGCGACGAGTTCATGCGCCGCTATTCCTTTACCATCTCGCACACGAACCGAGAGGAGATGATCACCCTTGACCCGTGACGTCCGCTTCCGCGTCGACGTACTCAGAAACGGCGCACCCATCACCCACCTCCAATGGGACACCGGCAGCGCCCCGCAGATCATGTGCGACCGGACAGCCACCCTGCACGGCTCCTTCAAGGGCAGCTTCCTGCCAAACGATCTCGCGGAGCTGGAGTCCGACGAGCTGCGCCCGTGGATCAGCATCAACGGCGTCGAAACATCGCTCGGCATCTATCAGGCTGCGACCGTCAGCAACAAGGGCAGCAGCTCCGGCACGCGCGTCGAGATCGAAGCTTACGACCGCTGCTGGCGGGTGTACACGCAAAAAACAGAGGCGCTCCTGCATCTTGCGGCCGGAGCGTCCTACCTCACGGAGATCCGAAAGCTCCTGACCGCCTGCGGCATCACGCTGGTGATAGCCGCGCCGTCAGACGCGACGCTTGCCACAGCCCGCGAAGACTGGCCGATCGGCACGAGCTACCTGACGATCGTCAACGCCCTGCTCTCCGAGATCAACTACGAGAACCTCTGGTTCGACGCCGACGGCGTCTGCCGTCTTGAGCCGTACCAGGAGCCGTCCGCCGCCATCATCGACTGGCGCTACGGCACGACGGACCTTTTCCTCCCGGAAAAGCACCCCGGGCAGGACTGGTCCGACGAGACGGACATCTTTGACGCCCCGAACGTTTTTGTCGTGACCTGCAACAACCCGGATATGGACGCCGCCATGGTGGCGACCGCCGTCAACGACAATCCGGCGTCCAAAAAATCCACCTTCAAGCGCGGCATGCGCATCACCTCCGTCGAGCGGGTGGACAACATCGCCTCGCAGGAGGAGCTGCAGGCCTACGCCAACAAGCGCCGCAACGAATCGCTGCTGGCCACGCGCACGATCACATTTTATACGCTGGCCGAGCCGGGCCACGGCGTCGGCGACATCCTCGCCCTGACGCACGACGAGATCGGCGGCATCTATCTCGAGACCGGCTGGTCTGTCACCATGCAGCCCGGCAGTCTCATGACCCACTCTGCGAAAAGGACGGTGATCGCATAATGGAAGGCATCAACAGCCTGTTTGTGACGAATATCGAGATCCCGGACGAAAACCTGCCGGAAAACTTTCTGGCGACCGTCGGCGCGGTCTATGACGATGGCCTGTCCCTTATCCTCGAGGGGCAGACCGAAGCCACAACAAAGCACTATAAATGCAACACGTCCGCCACCTTTGCCGCGGGAGACCGCGTCAAGGTGGCCCGTATCTCCGGCAGCTACGTCGTCGAGTACGTCGTCGGCCCGCCGAGCAGCGGGGGAAGTGGCGAGTATCAAGACAGGATTGTAAAAGACGGATACGGCATCTGGATGGGAGGGAGATTTGTATCACCATTATCCGGAAACGAATCAGTCGGAGCGACAAACAACTGGTTTAGAGGAATGTCGGCGGCGGGGTTCTATGTTTGTTACAACGCAAATATTCGGGCAGTGCTGGAGTGCAATAGCAGAGGAAAACTGCTGGTCAATGGAACCGTGATCGGATAGACCACAATAGGAAAGAAAAAGCCGCCCTTTCGGGCGGCAAAGAAGGAGCTGATAACGCATGATCACCATCCACTGCTCCCGCGCGTGCGCGCATCTGGCGTCGCCGCCGGAGCTTTTGACGGCGGGGATGAGCAAGGCCGTGACGGTGCAGTTCGTCTTCTCGTCCGAGTGGGACGGGCTGACGAAGACCGCCGTCTTCTCGAACGGCAAGACCACCGTCGACGTTCTGGCGGCGAACTGGGACGGGGATACCGTTCCCGTCCCGCACGAAGTTCTCGCCGTCCCGGGCCGCCACGCCCGCGTGGGCGTCTATGGCGCGGACGAAAGCGGCGTCGTCCTGCCGACCGTCTGGGTGAGCCTCGGCAAGGTCCAGCCCGGCGCGGATCCGTCCGGCGACGCCTCGGCCGACCCGACGCTGCCGATCTGGGCGCAGCTGCAGAAGCAGATCGGCGATCTGGACGACCTCAAGACCTACAACAAGGGCAACCTCGTCGACGCCATCAACGAGGCCCGCAGCTCCGGCGGCGGATCTGGCGGCGGAGGCATCCAGTCGGCACAGATCGACGCGATCCTCGTGATGACAAAATCCGAATATGACGCGCTGGACAAAAAGGACGCGCGGACACTGTATCTGTTGGAGGGGTAACATGCTGGCAGTTGGACTCAAACGCATTCTGGAGCTGTTCATCGGCTCCATGGGCATCAAATCCGCCCACCTGGGCACGAAAACCATCTACGAAAGACCGGGCGGATTTTTGTACATTGAACTCACAAGCGAAGAAAGGGGATAAATCCAGATGGCAAGTTTTTTTAATCTGACACTTGATACGCTGGCACCTGCCGGCCTATCGCTGATCCTGAACGACGGTGCACAGTACGCGACCAGCGCGACCGTCACGGCGAAGATCTCTGTCTCCGACGAGACAACAACGGGCTACCAGATGAAGATCTGGGGCACGAAGACGGCGGGGACCGAGGCGGAAGCGTCGTGGGAGACATTCACCGCGAAAAAATCCATCACGCTGCCCGACGGCGACGGCCTCAAGACGATCTATGTCAAGATGCGCGACGACGTCGGCAACGAAACGGCCGCAGTCAGCGACACGATCACGCTCAACACGTCGATTCCTGCCGTGACCATCACCGGCCCCGACAAGAGCAGGATCTCGAAGGTCACGGGCTACGACGCAGCGGCGTTCTCCTTCGTCTGCGACGTGGACTTTGAGGAATACACCATTCGCGTCGTCCCGGCGACGAGCAGCCTGCACACGGCGGGCACCCAGATCCCGACGACGGGCGGCTCCACCAACGTCAGCGGCACGGCGGGAGGCTACAAGAAGAACACCGCCATCAACGTCACTGTCAAGGGCGCGGACCTCGAGGCAGCGTCTTCCGGCGACGGCACGAAGATCGTCAAGGTCTTCGTCAAGAACGCCGCCGGGACCTGGAGTGCCGCCTGATGGCCGCGCCGCAGCTGACATTCTCCATCACGGGCAACAAGATCTCGGCGGTCTCGGGGTTCGACTCGATCACCGTTTCCTTCTCGTCGGACATCGCCTACACGGCCTTCGAGTGCCGCGCGACGAAGTCCGGCGAGGATTGGGGCCGCGGGAAGGGCGCTTTGATCGCGTCCTTCTCCCAGACCCCGGCGGGCACGCAGCGCACCTTTGAGGTTTACGACGATTTTCTGCTTTCCGGTGATGGGGAATACCGCATTTCGTTGTTCGCGCAGGGCGCGGACGGCAGCTGGAACGACAACTACGGCTTTATCCCGCTGGGAGAGTCGCAGGCGCTGAAGACCGCGGACGGCGAGGATTTTCTGTGTATGAAGGAGTGATCGTATGGCTTACAACAGCCAGTTTACCGGCGCGCAGATCGACGAGGCTATCGCCGACGTGCGCAGCAACAAAGACGCGTGGGACGGAAAGCAAGATGTGATCCTCGCCTCCGGCGCGGCCGTCGGGGACCTGATCAAGGTCAAGGCGGTGGACGCCAGCGGGAAGCCGACGGCGTGGGCGGTGGCCGTGGCGGGCACGGACTATATGAAGACCGGCAACATCACCAAGCAGACGCTGGTCTCCGCGGAGACTACGCCGACCGAGAACATGGCCATCAACTGGCAGTATGAGTGAGGAGGCCCCATGGCGCACAAGACATTGATCTCCGGCACGGCCTATTCCGTGACGGGTGGCCGGGATCTGATCGGCGGCACAGGCTACGGATGCAAAGCCGGGAAGAACCTCATCGGCGGGACGGCGTTCACCGTACCGTTTTCGAAGGGCATTCCCCTGAACACCATCACCCCCGGCGCGATCCTGTACCTGAATGAATCCGGCAGCCCCGTGCCGTTTTATATTGCGAAGCACGACTACGAGAGCGGACTTAACGGCGCAGGGCGCACGCTGATTGTGCGCAAGGAATGCTACGAACGAATTGCGTTCTCCCAGTGGAGCACCTCCAACCTATTCCCAACATCCACTGTATCCGATTTCCTCGCGGATACATGGTTCGGGCTGTTGGACTCTGCCATTCAAGGCGCGGCAGGGCAAACAAAAATTTACTGCTACATCGATGAATATCAAACGAGGAGAGAATTAACGAAAAATGCGTTTATACTGTCCATAGGTGAGCTGAAGAGCGGAGGCGGAGATGGGACTCCATTGGACCAGACGGTGCGTAGCCTGCTTGCTGTCGCAAAACTAAATGGATCTAATATTAATCAATGGACCAGAACCCCAAAAGAATATTCAAGTACAGACGTGTACGTGTTGGATACCGCCGGGAATGTCACCGAACAGTACTGTGGAAACGGGAACGGCGTCCGCCCCGCCTTCACCCTTCCCGCCACCACCGCCGTCATTGCCAACCCCGACGGCACCTACACCCTTGCAGCATAAAGGAGGACCCACATGGGCACACACCACATTTTGAAAGACGGCACATCCTACGCCATCAAACACTTACAACAGCAAAACGGAAGGAACGTGGTATGCGGGTTTCAACGGAAACTGGACGCAAGAAGCGTTCCGGACAGTGACCGTTGACGAGCCACCAGCAGGAGCACTATTAGCATGGCTGCAGGCCAATGCCGTGCAGCAATAGACAGGAGGAACTTATGGACACCTGGTACATCACCATCGGAGGGCAGGAGATCGAGACGCGGCCGGCCGCCGGCCGCATGCGCGACGCCGACTGGGGCGGGCGCGAGAGCCGCGCCGTCACCATCGAAAAGAGCGCGGTTGCAGACCCGCTGGCGCTGTTCTGCGACGGCGCCGTCTGGGGCATGATCCACCGCTACACCACGGCCGTCCCTGTGCTGGACGCAGAGGGCAACGTCCAGATGAACGAGGACGGAACCGTCAAGTCGACGACCGAGACCGCCGAGGACCGCTACATGGACGACTACGCGGATTTCATCCTCGCCGGTCCCGTCACCGACAACCGCGACGGCACCATCACCGTCAAAATGGGCAAGCCCATGCCCCTAGAGCGGGCAGAGGCCGAAAAAGCCGCCGCCCAGCACACTGCCGCCACCCTCATGGGCATGCCCGTCTATACCGCCATCGGCGAGGAAAGGGCGAAGGACCTGCGCTACGCCATCGAGACGGCTGCTGCCTCTCTCGACGATAAGACCGCGTCCGAGGCCCCGGAGCTGTTCCCGCAGCTGACGGGGGACGGCAGTCTCGTCAAGTCCGGTACGCGCATATGCTGGCAGGGCGGCATCAAGCGCGCCGCCGTCGACCTCTGGGACACGGCAGAAAATACGCCGGACGCCGCCAAGAACCTCTGGGAGGATATCCAGTACAAGCAGGGCTACCGCCTCATCCCCGAGACCATCACCGCCGGCCTTGCCTTCTCCAAAGGCGAAAAAGGCTGGTGGAAGGACGAGCTCTACGAATCCCTGCTCGCCGCCAACGTCTGGAACCCATCAGTTAACCCGGACGGGTGGAAGAAGATCACGGAAGAAGGTACATAGCCATGGACACCAAGACAATCATCGTTACCATCGTCTGCGCCGTGCTCGGTTCGTCTGCGCTGACGACCGTCGTTCAGGCAATCGTCGGCGCGATACAGAAAAAGCGCGGCAAGGCCACAACGCAGGAGGCGCACCTTGCAGAGATCGACAAAAAGCTCGGGAAAATGCAGGAGCATCAGGACGAGCAGTATCTGGCGATCCTCCGGCTGACCATCATGTCGGAAGAAATGCCAATGGCCGAGCGCCTGATCGCCGGAGAGAAGTATAAAAAGATGGGCGGGAACGGCGACGTGAAAAAGTTCCTGCACCAGCTGGAGGCGCAGTGCGAACGCAATGGAGTTTAGCAAGAAGTGGCTGATCTGCAGCGCGCTCGTCAGCCTCGCACTCATTATCGCCTGCGCGGCAGGCGCAGACCTGACGGAGATCACGCTTGCGGTGCTGGCTGAAACGACGGCTTCCAGCGGCTTTTACCTCTGGAAAGCCAAAAATGAAAATCGCGCGAAGTACGCGCAGAAGTACATGGATAAATGGGCCGAGAAATACGGCCCGGAAGCGGCAGCACGCATCGCAGAGATCGTGCTGAAAGATTGAAAGGAGCATACATATGGACTACACACAAATTATCTCGGCAGTGATCGCGCTCATCAGCGCGCTCGTTTCGGCATTTTTGATCCCGTGGCTCAAAACCAAGATCGACGCGGATAAGCTGCAAACGCTCCGCACTTACGTTGAGATCGGCGTAAAGGCGGCGGAGCAGCTGTACACCGCGACGGACGGCGCGGCGAAAAAGGCGTATGTCGTGAACTTCCTCGCCGAGAAGGGCATTCAATTTGATGTGGAAACGATCGACAAGCTGATCGAGGCCGCCGTGCTGCAGCTGCACCACGAGCTGTACGGGAGTGAGCGGGTATGAGCATCATGAAAGCCTCCGAGCTCGTCAGGCGGCATATTGACGTCGCGAAGAATTACAAGACCGTGTATATGTGGGGCTGCTTCGGCTCTCCGGTCACGGATGGGATCATCACTGAGAAGGCAAAGCAATACCCGGACTGGTACGACGCCGCAAAGCAGGCCAGATTCCGCGGGCTGATCGGAAAGGGCTACTTTGGCTTTGACTGCGTGAATCTCACGAAGGGGATCCTGTGGGGCTGGAACGGCAACAAAAACGCCTACCACGGCGGCGCCCGCTACGCCGGAAACGCGGTACCGGACGTCTCCGCAGACGGCATGATCGCCAAGTGCAGGGACGTGTCTACGACCGGCTGGGACAAGCTCGTCCCAGGCGAAGGCCTGTGGATGCCCGGACACTGGGGCCTGTACATCGGAGACGGCTTGGCCGTCGAGTGTACGCCAATCTGGTATAATGGCGTGCAGATCACCGGCGTCGGCAACATCGGCGTCAAGGGAGGCTACAACAGCCGTGTATGGAAGAAGCACGGCAAGCTCCCGTGGGTGGACTACGACACGGAAACCGTCGATAAGGCCGTCGAGGACGCCAAGAAGACCATCAAGGCAAAGGCAGGACTTGCGGACAACACGATCAAATATCTCGCCGACTACAAGTACGGCGATGATCTCCTGAAAAAACTGGCTGCTGCCATGAGATAAAACCTGCCAGGACGGCGGGCCGAAGGGAGTGACGAAAGCATAACTGCGCGGCTGGCTCTGCCGAAGGAGCTGGAACACCTCACGCGCAGCGACTGGGAGCGCGTCACTGACGAGGGACTTTTGGACGTGATCGATCAGCAGATCGTGAGACTTTATATTGTGCGCAGGCTCCCGCAGATGGACGCCGCCGCCGAGATCGGCGTCGACCGCAAAACCATCTCCCGCCGCCTGCCGCACATCTACAATATCGCCCGCCGTCTGGTAGGGAAAACGGACAAAGAGAAAGCGCCATGAGCAACGGCTCATGGCGCTTTTTCTATGTTCCGGGATTGGCTTTCGGACGATAGTTCGGGTTATACGATCTGCATGCGCGCTCCAGCGCGCGGAAGTCGCAGGAGATCTTACAGATGAAGCTGCTCTTTCCATTGACGACATCGTAGTATGTACGATTGGCATGATCCAGAATGGCAAGCTTCTGACGGTTGCAATGCTCGATCTGGTTCAGGAGCAGGTTGCGATACTTCACATCCGGCTCTGCGGAAATGTCGTATTCAAGGATCGCAGAATCAGGGACAGGGACCATGTTGTTGAAGCCGAGAAGACCGAGGCGGCCACCGTCAAGCTTCAGAATGTGCTTGCCGGGCTTTAGATTGGCATGGTTTGGCTTCGGGGATTCCATGGGGACGAAGTAACGGAAACTCCCGACAGTGAGAACAACGCCGACATAGGGGCGACGCTGGCCCTTGTTGAACGGGACACGGAAGTCACGGGAATGGAGGAAGGAAATATAGCGCTCACTGATGTGGCAGATAAAAAGATTCTACAAGATTCGACCTTTCCGGGAAAGAAAAAGCGAGACTGCAGAAGTCTCGCTTTTAGTTGCCCATGATTTTTTAAGCCCCTACTTAACGGCAAGGGATTTCCGCTTTTTTGGCTCCCTACTTAACGGCAAGGGATTTCCGCTTTTTTAGCTCCCTATTTAACGGCAAGGGATCTCCGCTTTCATGGGCAGATGATGAACGGCGACGTTCAATCTCTGTAGATTCCTGAAATGGTTGTGCCGCGGATCGTGCGGTGCCAGATTTCAGGATTCTTTCGCGGATCTCTCCGCACCACTAGTATAAACTCAAAAAAGTGTAGAAGTCAAGAGGGGTACTGGGAAAATTTTTAAGAGGAAAGCATGTCCCACAAATGGTACACAGATGTCCCGGGAATGTCCCCCATAAAAACCGGAGAAGCGGCAGAATGAGAGTAGGAGCTGGCCAGCTTACTACTTTTACCGGAGGATTTTTTATGGAATACGCAAGCAAGGGACTCGCGGGGACTGCGCTGGGCTTCGGCATCGGCGGCGCCGCGCTGGGTCTGGCAAACGGCGGGCTCGGCAATCTGCTGGGCGGCCTCAACCAGAACAAGAGATCGGAAGCCGCTGACATCGCTGCGGCGGTCACGCCTGCCATGACGGTCGCCGCCATGCTCGCCGCACGGCAGCAGGAGCCGACGTGCAGCGAGAACATGCCGGTCACGCGCTACGATCTTGACCGGGAGCAGAAGCTGGCCGCGAAGGACAGCGAGATCGCGCTGCTCAAGGCCAACACGTACAACGACGGCAAGATGCTGGAGATGTACGGTTATATCGACGGGCAGCTCAAGGACGTCCGTGAGGCGCTGTGCAAGCAGGCCGTCCACAACCAGCGCACCGAGGACAGCTTCGCGCTGGTCAAGCAGGACGTCGAGTCTGTCCGCAAGGAAGCCCTTGGCGCGGTCAAGATGGAGGCCGAACGCCGCTGCTGCGGCGACAACGCCATCGTCACCTACGTCAACGCGACCTTTTATCCCAAGCAGGTCGCCGACGTCACCACGGGCACCGCGACCACAGCGCAGTCGCTCTACAACCCGATCCCGAAGTGCGGGTGCTGCAACGGCTAAACGCAAGGGGCGGCAATAGCCGCCCCATCCTTAAAGGAGGAAATCTGCAATGACAGTGACGATAGATCAGGCCATGCGCGGCGCGATGCGCTACGCGGACAATGAGGTCATCCCGCACCTGCCGGGTGGCAAGGGCATCGGGGCCGGGATCATGCTGGCGCTCATCATGGAGGGCAGCCGCGAGAAGATCCTTGCGCTGCGCGAGAATCCGGCGGTCAAGATGATGCAGATCTTTGACGACACCGGAAACATCGACCTCGACAAGCTATACAACGCGGCCAGGCCGCGCTTTGAAAACAAGCTGACCGTATCCGTCCCGCTGCTGGGCGATATGCGATTTGACCAGAACGACGTCGATAAACTCTACCGGTATATCCAGGAGGCATGACGAGATGAAAGAATATATCGAAAAGCTTTACACAAAGCTGCACGAGGCCATGGAGAAACCCGTGACGCTGGGCAGCGCGGAAGAAGTCGGACTGTATGCAAAGACGATCTGCAGGCTCGAAAAGCTGCACGGGCACCACGACGAGCCGGAGGCGGCCACATTTGATCGCGAAACGGCGATGCAGTGGGCAGCCAACATGCAAAACGCCGACGGCACGGCAGGCCCGCATTGGACGATGGAACAGACAACGGCTGTGGCCGAGAGCATGGGCATTCAGGCACCAGTGGTCCCGCGCTGGGCGTGGGGCGTAACCATGAACATGATGTACTCGGACTACTACCCAGTCGCCGTAGAGTTCGGCCTCAACCGCCCGGAGTTCTACGCTGCTCTGGCAAAGGCGTTCCTGCTCGATAAGGACGGCCCGGGGCCGGAGCAGAAGCTCATGGCGTATTATGAGCATATCGCAAAATAAAGAAATCCCTCCTGTCACCAGGAGGGATTTCCGCTTGCTATAGAATCTATATTTAGATGGGATTCATTCATGTGTACCGAATAAATGTATAACCATCAATCCGCGAGGGGGTAGAGGGTGACGTGCATGTCGCTGCCGGATTTGGTGTAGGATTTGGTCTGTTTATGGTAGAGGACCTTCTGCAGGACAGTTTTCAGGAGGGCGTTTCTCTCCTGCGGGGATGCGGCGAGCGGGTAGGTCTCGAGGACGCGGCGGACGGCGGGGGCCAGACGGGCGCGGGCCTGTCTAGCACGGGCCAGCTCGGTGATCGTGGTCTGGCTTGCCTCGATGCGGTCGACGATGACCTGCTTGTCGGCGGCGAGCGCCTGCGAGCGCTGCAGGAAGATCTCCGGTGTATAGACACCGGTCTCGACCAGCTCATACGCGCGGGCCTCCTGCGCCTCCAGCTTGGCAAGCTGCTTGCGGTCGGCGGCGATCGAGGACTCGAGCGCGGTGCGCATGGGCGTGTCATCTGGCGCAGCGGCCTCACCGAGCTCCAGCTCGCGCAGCCAGCCACGCAGAGCATCCAGCACGGCGTCCTCCACATCATCATACCACGCGCTGACGGTCGTGCAGCCGTAGGAGGGACAAAGGAGCGTATCGCGGCGGTTGCCGGACGACGGACGGCGAACCATCACGCGGCCGCACTGGTCGCAGCGGACGAGCCCGGCGAGGCTCGTCACGGTCCCCCATGCGCCCTTGCCGCGCGGGCTGGCGCTGGAATAGCTCAGAGCGACGGCCTTGTCGTACTGCTCCTGCGAGATCAGGCCGTTGTGCAGCCCTTTATAAAGCTTCAGATCCTCCTGCCGGGTGCGGGGACGGCTGACGACGACGGAGCCGTCAACGATGCGCTTTGTCTCTGGCCTGCCGCCGGATTTGATCCATCCGGCGTTTGCCGGATTGCGCAGGATATCCAGCACAGAGTCCGCGCGCCAGAGGCTGCCAGAGTTGGTAGGGACGCCGAGGCTGTTCAGCCGCGTGGAGATCGCCTTCGCGCCGATGCGCGCGCAGCCATCGCCGGTGTACCAGTTGTAGATCTGCTGCAGGACGGGTGCCTGCTCCGGGTGCGGGACGAGTTTGTAGCCCTTGTCATTCGGCAGCTTCTCGCGCAGCCAGCCGAAGGGTGTCTTGCCGGAGATCCATTTGCCCTCACGCAGAGACGCCTCCTTGCCGCGCGACAGGCGGCGCTTGATGGTGTTGTACTCGCGCCGGGACATAAAGAGGCCGAACTCAAAGTATTCCTCGTCCATCTCGTTGTTCGGGTCGTAGGTCTTGTTCGGCGTGATGATGCGGGTGTCGGAGTATTTAAAGGTCTGGGCAATAATGCCCTGGTCGATGGTGTCGCCGCGCGCCAGACGCTCAACCTCCATGACGATGACGCCCGCGTAGTTCCCGGTCTCGACGAGCTGCAGGACCTTCTGCACCTCCGGCCGGACGGCGATGGAGTCGCCGGTCACGACTTCCTCGCAGATCTCCACGACGTTCAGCTCGCGGCTTTCGGACAGCGACAAAAGCGCGGCCCGGTGCCGTTTGAGCGTGTCGGTCTGGCCGAGAGCTTCGGCCTCCATGTCCTTCCGGGACTTACGCAGGTAAATGATGTACTGCGCGAGCGGGTCGGAGATTTTCCAGGTAGATGTAAATTTCATAGGCAGATTCTCACCACAAGGGAAAAAGGTTATACGGATACCGCTCCGGCGCCGGCCGGGGCGGTTTTATTTATGTGCGGATCCAGCCGATTGATGGGATGAGCACGTCGGCCACAAGCGCAAGGGCACACAGCAAAAGAATACCCAAGAGGATGAGCGTCACAAGTCGGTGCATGCGCAGGGACTTCTGCTGCTGGGCAAGCTGCGCACGAAGCGCCGCGGTCTCGGCACGGAGTTTTTCAGCATCGGGAGGCTCGGAAGACTCGGCAGGCTCGTCATGCGGGATGCCGAAATACTCATCCATAGAGACACCCATCTCCCGGCAGATCGGGCCGACCGTGTAAACAGACGGATTTTTGATGTCGCCGCGAAAGAACTGGGAGACGGTGCCGACGGAAAGGTCGGTATTTTCGGCGACGTCCTGGTTTGTTTTGCGCGGAGTGATCGTCTGCTTCTGCTCACGGCATAAATCAGATAATTTTTCCTTCAAAACATGTCATTCCCCCCAAAAAAGCAAGACGTCTGACTGCAAAAAGCAACTGTTATATCTTTACAAGACTACCGTGGACAGGCTACCCTAAAGTTACAGACGGCTCCCGGTCGCCTGCGCAAGCAAAAGCCCGCGCCGTTGTTCGGCCAGCGGCGCGGGCGACATCTCAAAGACCAAGCGCGTACATGAGGCCGGGGATGACGCGGACGAACAGGAAGCAGCCAGCACAAAGCGCAAGGGCAATGACGATGATAACTTTCCGGACTCTGCGGGGACCAGCGACGGCGGACTCGTATTCCTCAGGCGTCATGCCATCCGTGTACTCATCGTAGAGCGGGCGCCCGGCGTCGTCTGTGAACTTGTTATCATAGATCCGGCAAAAGTCGACCAGCGTGCCAATGCCGCAGAACCCAAGCGTGATGAGCCAAAGCAGACCGGTCCAGATCTTGCCGACATAAAACCGATGTGCACCGAAGCCGCCGAGGAAGATACAGAGCAGCAGCGCAGTCGAGCGCTTCTTCTGCACGGGCTGGCGGGGCTCCCGCGCGCGGGACTCAGCCTTCGCCTGGTCGCGGATGTAATTCACGGTCCCGCAGCCGCAGTACGGGCAGATCAGAGCCTCATCGTCGATCTCCTTGCCGCATTTGTTACAGTACATAAAACCTCCATTCAGGCATCAAGCATTTCATAAAAAACATTTTCGCTGATAATTTCAATGTCGTTTCCTTTAAGGCGAAGCTTCTCAGCAGCCTTTTGCTTGTTGCTTTTCCAGTCTTTGATTTTACTATAATCGCTGGAACCGAGAACAAGGTAATTAACATCTTTCCGGACACCGTCAAGACATACGCCGCCACGGTCTACGACCAACTGCATGGCAGCTTTTCGCGGCATCTTATCCAGCGTGCCGGTGAACACGAAGACCTTGCCGAAAAACGGAGACGATTCGTCAAAATGATCAGTTTCCGGAACAATATCCCCGGCCCTCCACGGCTTGTGGTGCTGTTCCAAAGAAATACTGTGTTTGGAAACATAGTCGCGCAGGTAACGATAGCACTTGTCGGTTTGCTCAACATCAGAAAAGGCGCGATGCGCGACAGATTCGTCAATCCCAAATCTGCAGATAAGATCTTTAAGACGGTGATGACGATCCTCTGGGAAAAGCTTACGACTTATGCGCATGGTGTCGACGAAATCATTTGAAAACGGTTCGAGTGAGAGAGCAGAACAAGAATCATAGATAAAGTTGATGTCAAAATTAACGTTATGACCAACGACAACATCAGAGCCAATGAACGAGAGGAATGCCGGAAGCACAGAATCAAGAGAAGGTGCAGGAGCAAGCATATCATCGGTAATGCCGGTGAGCTCAGCAATAAATTCGTCGATAGAGTATCCGGGATTGACCAAGGATGAAAAAGAGTCCTCTATTGCGCCGTCGACAATGCGGATTGCAGCGACTTCGATGATATCGTCATACTGAGGGTCAAGGCCGGTCGTTTCGAGGTCAAGAACGACATAGCGGCTGGGAAAAGCGAGTAGGCTATGACCCTTACGGTCGCGCACCATGCTATTAAGATGGGCACTCTCAAGAGCAGCACTCATGACAAAACCTCCAGTTTGATATGTAAATTTTTGTAGACTCTCATAATTGTAATTAACGAACGTATGTTCTAATATAATCATGCGAGTCAGGAAAAGGAACCTACAAATATTGTAAGCCACCGCCGAGGAAAGCACAACCGGGAAAGTGAACAAAAAATGAACGGTATTTTTGTGGAAGAATGGGGGAACGGATAGAATGACGCGAAGTTTTTACCTGCAGGACATCCGCCGCATGCTGCGGCTTGCGACGACGGAACAACTCGATCTGGTCTGGCGCTTCATGCGCGGACTGGTCGCATAGAGAAAAAAGAGCCGAGGGCGGTCACCCGTCCTCGGCCATTTTTTTTGCGATCTCGGCGAGCAGCTGCCATTCGTCGACGCTGAGCTTGCTGATGATCGATACAAACCGCTTGCGCGGCGAGTCGTCCGGGTCGTGCATGACGACGCCCATGAACTCGGCGATCTCCTGATTCCTCGTCAGCTTCTGCTTCATCTCGCCCTCGCCGGTGCGAAGCCAGGCCTCGCTCACATTATATTTTCGGCAAATATCCGCTATCGTGCGGTCACTTGGCAGAGACTTGCCGGAGCAGAGCATGGAGACAAATGCGGACGAAACATGCAGATCTTCGGCAAATTTTGTTTTTGTAATGCCGAGTGCGTCAATCAGGGAGCGAAGACGATCCTGAAAAGTTTGCATTGAATCCCTCCTTTATGTAACCAGCTTAACACACGGGCCGACAAAAGTCAAGAAAAATATTAAGCTAATTAAAAAACAGGGCTTGACAAGTTAATTGACTTAGTGTATGATGTAAGCAGCTTAAGAAAATGCTAACGTACTTACAAGAATACGAGGTGAGAACAATGTCCGAGAAGGAAAAGCAGGTCATGGACTACCTGAAAGAACAGTCCGGGAATCTGACCGACGAACAGCTCCAGCGCCTGAGCGATATCGCCTACGGCATGATGCTGGCGCAGGAGAGCAAGAAAGACGAGCGGAAGGAGGCGTGAGCCGTGGAAACGCAGGAAGAAAAGCTCACCAGATGGGCGCAAGAAGAAGCGCGCGATCGGGAACGGACGCGCAAGCGTCGGGCAACCGTCCAGCTGGTGATTGGGATCGCTTCGATGATCGTATCGCTGCTGACGCTGGCCGTCGCCATCGTTGCTTTCACGCGGGCGTAAACGGCCAGCCGAAAAGAGAGCTGGCCGAAAAGAGCAGCGCGGCGAAGGAAATCAAGAGGGCCAACGCCGAGAGGATAATGGAGAGCCGATACCGAGAAGTGTCCCGCACGTGCTTGTCGTATTCCTCCTGCGCGAAGTCGGCCAGCGTCACAATGGTATCGTCGTTCTGCGCATCATCGCTGAAAATGAGCGCCCCGACGGGCATAGCATCCTGGAGCACCAGATAGTTGCCACAGCCGGTTTCGTCGAGAATGTCGCCGAGCCTGTGCTTGCGAACGACAGCGGCGCAAATCTTAAGTTGTTTATCAGTCATAAAAACACCACCCGCCAACATCTTACCACGTGGGCGGGGACCGAACAAGGGTAAAAAGCGTAAGACTGTAAAATCTGGAAAAACTAACGCCGGAAGGAGGCTGAACCATGAGAAAGCCGTATGACCCGATCGCGGACGAAGAGCCGCACATCGTGGCCGAGTATCATTTTCCAAACTGCACGGCGTATATCGCCGACAACTACCTGCGCCGCCTGACGCCGGAGCAGAAAGAGGCCAACCGGCAGGCCGCCCGCCGCGTGGCGTGGCAGATCCTCGAGCGGGCCGCAGCCGAAGGGCGTCTGCCCGCGGCCAGCAATTAAACGCGCCGCAAGGCGCGTACATAGGAGGGAGCCCCGTGGATGATTTTTTGAAGTTTTTTGCGAAGAAGGTGCTGACCTACCCCATGCACCTTGAAGTCAGCTATAGCAAGGTGACGGACTGGGGCGTCAGGGTGTGGCGGATGGGAACCGCCTACGACGGGGACGACGAAGAACTCGTCAACGTCCAGGACTGCGACGCGGAACTGTGTTTTGCAATCGCGCAGATGCAGTTGAAAAACTGGCTGCTGGAACACGAAGGGGGATACTGAGCCATGGCGAAGGTAAAGACCTACACCCTGACGCTGGATGCGCAGGAGCTGCACGATCTGATCGAAGCGGCGATGGTGTGTGAGTGCCAGGCGGCGCAGATCATTAACGGACTCAAGCGCAAGGGGCTGGACCTGGACGCGCAGAAGCTCGTGACGAAAAACGCCCGTCTGGCGCGGCTCGTCAGGCGGATGCAGGAAGCGAAGAAGGAGACAGCATGACAAATTTCGGGAAGACCGTGCGCAAGCGGCTGATCGATCTGGACAAGACGCAGGACTGGCTGGCCGCGCAGGTCAGGGGGATGGGGATCCCCTGCGACAAGACGTATCTCAGCAAGATCCTGAATGGAGCCCGGAAGGGCAAGCAGGTCAAGGCTGCGATCGAGAAGATTCTGGATCTGGAAGGGGGTGCGCTGGGTGGATGAGCTCAAGAAAAAAACGATCGCCGCACTGGAACAGCAGTTGCAGCTGCTGGCCCAGAACGGCGGATCGCCTGCCGGAAAGGCAGAAACGTGCAACGCAATCACGGTCCTGACTGCGCTGCTGCATGAGCTGCGGCGGTTTTAAACGAGAGAAAAGGAGAAGCACTATGAGAACCAATCTTGCAGAGCGGCTCGGGTATGAGCCGGAGGAAGAGACCAGGGAGCGGCAGGAGCGGCTGCTGGAGGAGCTGCGGTACCGGGAGGCCATGCGGCGCGTGGCGAAGACCTGCTGCGTGTGGTTGGGCGGCGCGGCCTTTGTGCTGGCGGTGATCGCCGGGTACGCAGAGATGACCGACGCATGCGTCGCGACCGGCGCGATCGCGCTGGGCCTGACGACCTACGGGATCCTGTGATGGACGAACCGAAGATCACGGTCGAGCTCCGGCCGGATCAGCTGGCCGACATCATCGACGCCGTCCTGGCTTTTGCCGATGACTGCGCCAATGACCGGGAGATCCTGCAGAGCATGCCGCGCGTCGACCGGGACACGGTCGAAGACCTGCTGCAGCGCGAGACGGCGCTGCAAACGCTCGCAGCATGGCTGCAGCACGTACAGGAGGAAGCGGAGTGAATTATTTTGCGCCGCGCATGCGGCCCATCCCGCCGCCCTGCGGCCGGAACTGCCCGGACCGAAGCGGCACATGCCGCGCCGGGTGCTGCACATGGACGCTCTACGAGAGCATCCGGAACCACATCTACGATGTAAACCACCGCGACAGGGACAGCCTGCAGCCCGATCTTGCAGCGGGAAAGCAGATGGTCCATGCCGACAACCAGATAAGGAGGCGCAAACACATTGCAAAATAGCATCGATTACCCCGGCGAGCGGGCGCCGCGGCGCCCCGCCGTGATCGCACAGGCTGGATACACCGGTCAGAACCACTTTTCCGTTACATATGGAGACCAGAAAGTAACCGTCCGCGCCGAGGACGGCTATGCGGCCCTTTTCACCGCCGCCAAACACTGGGGCTATAAATTCACCCGCCCGGAGTACCATCAGAACGCCCGCGCGACCAAGCTCCACTACACGCCGGACACCCGGCCGGGAGAGCTGATATGAGGTTTGTGTGTGACGCCTGCCAGGATATCACGAACATCGAGGCCGACCGGATGGAGATCCAGGGCGACAAGCTGATGGTCTATAGCCGCGGGCGGCTGGTCTACGTTGCGGATCTGGGGCAGATCATGCTGGCCAAGCTGACGCCGGGGAGGGAGGACGGCAATGGACTTAGAGCGAACCGCGATTGAGCGGCTGCGGATGGCTTCGGATATGAGCCTGCGCCTGTACAAGCAGCCGCTGGTGGTCACGTACTCGGGCGGCAAGGACTCTGACGTGCTGCTGCATCTGGCGGAGGCAAGCGGGATCCCGTTTGAGGTCCTACATAGTCTCACAACGGCGGACGCACCGGAAACCGTATGGCACGTACGGGATACCTTCCGGCGCTTGGAGCTGGCTGGCGTAAAATGCGACATCGATACGCACCGGACGCCGGACGGCGGGAACGTGACGATGTGGAATCTGATTCCGCGCAAACTCATCCCGCCGACACGGCTGAAGCGCTACTGCTGCGCGGCGCTCAAAGAGACCAGCGGCCGCGGGAGGTGGATCGCGACCGGCGTCCGGTGGGCCGAATCGCAAAAGCGCAAGTCCCGCGGCGTCATGGAGGCCCTGCACAGAGACAAATCCAAGCGGCTGACGCTGATGAACGACAATGACGAAAGCCGCATGTTGATGGAAAACTGCCAGCTAAAGGGGACCCGGACAGTCAACCCGATCATTGACTGGCATGATACTGACATCTGGGATTACTGCACGGCAGAAAAGATCTCGATGAATCCGCTTTACGCCTGCGGGTTCGAACGCGTGGGCTGTATCGGATGCCCAATGGCGGGCAAGCACCGGAAGGCGCAGTTTGCACGCTATCCAAAGATCAAGGCCGCGTATATCCGAGCGTTTGACAGGATGCTTGCGGAGCGGCAGACGCGGGGGCTGCCCTGCGACTGGCAGACGGGCGAAGACGTCCTGCACTGGAGCCTGGAGGACGGCGTGCTGCCCGGCCAGATGATTTTTGATGGAATGGAGGAGGACACGCTATGACAGACAAGGAAATCGTGCAGGCGCTGCGTATCTGCGCGACGCATATAGAGAAGGGTTGCGGGCTTTGTCCACAAATGAAGTATGTGCGTTGCACGGAGCGGCTGGCGGATGAAGCTATCACCATGATCGAGCGCCTGACCGCCGAGAACGCGGCGCTGCGGGAGAAGGTGCCGCAGTGGGTCAGCGTGGAGGAACGGAGGCCGGAATCGGGTAAACGCGTCCTTGCTACGGACGGCGTGTTTGTCGGCGAGGCGTACCGCACAAGCGCGGATACATGGAGAAGATATGACGGAATAGCTATGCGGGACTGCATTGGCAGTATAGTCACCCACTGGATGCCACTGCCGGACGCGCCGGAGGAAGGAGGCAAGCATGAGTAAAGCTGTTTTGATCAGCATTCGCCCGGAGTGGGCTCGGAAGATCCTGAACGGGAGTAAAACGGTCGAAATCCGCAAGACCGCGCCGAAGTGCGGTGTGCCGTTTAAGTGCTATATCTACTGTACCGCAGGCGGAAAGGGGGCGCTCATGGTGAAAGCCAACGAAGGGGCGCCGGCTATTACGGCGGAATCGGCCTATGAGCGCGAACAGGCGGAGGCGTTTGGATATGAGGCCGCCAACGGGAAAGTCGTTGCGGAATTTACTTGCAATAAGATCGGCACGGTCTACCCGCTTTGCATGATCCCCAAATGGGCGACGGTGGATGCCTGCCTCACCCGCGAGGACATATACAAGTATCTGGGCACGGAGCACGGATACGGCATGCAGATCGATGATCTTAAAATTTACGATGCCCCGCGCAAACTGCGGGAATTTTACGCTGTGCCAAATGAGGTAGAGGTAGCGCTCAAGGTAAAACCAAAGCCAATCACCCGCCCGCCGCAGAGCTGGCGGTATGTGGAGGAAGAGATATGGAACGACTGACAATCCCTGATGTGCGGGTAGATGAGCACACGACGCGCAGGAGCGTCATTGACGTACTCGCGGTGCAAGAGCACGCGATGGAGATCTACCACCAATTAAAAATCTACGAGGACATTGCCGAGTTGTGCGGCGGGTTTGACCGCCTCCGCGAGCTTGCCGAGGCCGACAAGGACGGGCGCGTGGTAGTGCTGCCGTGCAAAGTGGGCGATACGGTTTACATGATCGAGCGCATTTTTGACATTGATAATGGCGTGTGCGATGAGATATGCGCCAGAAAGGTAATAGGACACGGCGGGAACAATCTGAATAAATTGTGGCTCGTAGGGAGCGGAGGCATATGCAACGCCTATATTTTCGTTTCGGAGTTTGGCAAAACCGTATTTTTAACCCGCGAAGAGGCCGAGCGGGCGATTCAGGAAATGGAGGGCAAGGGATGAGCTTCAGTAAGAAAAAACGGGAAGCGGTCTATGCGAAGTATGACGGCCACTGTGCCTACTGCGGACGGTCTATCGATATCCGAGACATGCAGGTAGACCACTTCCGGCCGCTGCGAGCGTGGGATATTGAAGAAGCCGGAACAGATGATATTTCAAACCTCATGCCTGCCTGCCGGATGTGCAACCACTACAAGCGGGCAAACATGCTGGAGACATTCCGGCGCTATATCGAGGAAATCCCGCGCAAACTCAGGGAGAACTACATCTACAAGGTGGGAGTTGCCTACGGCAACGTTATCGAGCACGAGAAACCGATCAAGTTTTACTTTGAACAGATTGGAGGGCAAGAAGGATGGCAACGAAACGAATATGTGACCGCTGCGGGGCGGAGATAAACCCCACAAGCTCTGCGACGTATGTAAACGTAAGAAGCGCGTTCCATGAGAAATCACCTGATATTGAGCTTTGCTGCTCCTGCGCGATGCAAATCAAAGAATGGCTTAAGTCGCGTGTAGAGGAGGGCAAGAAGGATGGCTGAACTGAAACCGTGCCCGTTCTGCGGCGGTGAAATTAGCCTTGTTCTGTACGATGACGAAGGGAATCTACATGATGAGGCATATAGAGAACATCCCTATAGTGGACTTGGCTTTATGCTTCACCACGCTCATGAGGAAAATCCGGAATGCCCGATTGCAAGCTATGAGTGCGATGGCGGGATTTTGGGTGGTGTGTATATTTACGACACGGAAGAACAAGCCGTTGAGGCATGGAACAGGAGGGTAAATGATGACTGATTACATCAAGCGCGCGGAGGCGCTGGCAGACTTTGAATCCTGCAACGCGGAAAATCCGAACTGGACACCGCAGCGGGTAAAAACGCTCCTGTTGCGTCAGCCCGCCGCCGACGTTGCGGAGGTGGTGCGGTGCAAGGACTGCAGGCACAGTAAGTATGCAGCGTGGTGCGAGGGATATGCGTGCTGCAGAACAGTTGGAGAGTATCATCACGCAGATTTTGGATGCACAGCCGGAAAACTGCGAACAAACGGAGTTACAGAATGAGCGGACTGCGGTTTGAATCCATGGCGGATATGCCGCCGAGGATGCGGGAGCTTTATGCAAGGCAGCAGATCGACCTCTCAGGCGCTGCGGCGCCAGCTCCCCATCACAAGGGGAGCAACGGGAAGACGAAGTACGGCAGCCGGAAGGATACGCGCGGGCAGCTGCGCTTCGACAGCCAGAAGGAAGCCCGGCGCTATGACGAGCTGATGGTGATGCTTCGGGCCGGGATCATCTCCGATCTGCGCCTGCAGCCGCAGTTCACCTTGCAGGAGAGCTACATCACCGAGGCCGGTGAGCGCATTCGCGCGATCCGGTACACGGCGGACTTTTCCTACCGATTCGGCGGAAAGCTGGTCGTCGAGGACGTGAAGTCGACCGCAACGCGGACCAAGGAATATCTGCGGAACCGCAAATTCATGCGGTCAAAATTTGGGATCGACATACAGGAGATTTAAACATGCCGGAAGAAAAAAACGAGAGCAGCCCGCGCGAGGCATGCGGGCTGCCGAAGCAGGGAAATGCCTGCCCGTATGCAAAGCTCGCGCCGTATCTTTGCGCGCGGTGCGGCTGGAACCCGGATGAGCACGCGCGGCGGCAGGCGCTGCCGCTGACCGAGAACGCCGACGGGCTGCGGCACAAGGACATCAGCCAGCCCGAGGACTAAGACCAGCAATCAGCCGGGGAACCATATTTTTTCGGACTTATGCCGCGGCCGCTCCGCCATGAGACGGCTGCGGGAGGATCACCCCGGCTCTGCACCCGGCCCGCGAAACCTCAAGCCCGCGGGCCGGGGATAAAAAGCGCGTGTGGAACGTGCGCGCGGATGGGAACCGTCAACGTTACCCCACGCCGGGTGTCGGGATCGCCCGGCGCATCGTGTTACCTCCTTATGGAAAGCTGCCTGAGCAGACAAGGGCAGCTCGTCTGCGGCGACAGGGGGACGCGCAGGCGCAGGCGGTGCAAGTCCGCCCTGCATAGGGGCCGGGAGACCGGCCCCTGACGAAAGGAGAATGGAAATGTCACACGTAGTCGATCTGACGGGAACGGATTTTGGATATTTGCACGTCATCGGGCGGGATATCAGCAAAAAAGGAGATACGGCACACTGGATCTGCCGGTGTAAATGCGGGACCGTCTGCAGCAAGGACGGAAAATACCTCCGGAACGGGCATGCAAAAAGCTGCGGCTGCTTCCGGAAAGAACGCGCGGCCACGCTCGCCACCAAGAGGGATCCAGACAAAAAGCCAAAATCCGAACCGAGGAAGAAAAAAATCGGCCGCGGCCCGCAGTGGGCAGGCTCCGGGATCTGTTACAACCCACTCTGCCCGACGCGCAACAACTACCGCGGCGCCTGGAGCTGCACCGAATGCCGCTTCTGCCCGGAACGCAAATTTGCCCGCCAGTCGAGGCGGGAGATCATCACAATTTGAAGGGAGTATCAAAATGGCAGAAATCATGGGCGCGTTTGCGCGCGACCTAGACAATTTTGTCGCATACTACGAAAAACAGCAATGGGATACCAGCTTCCGCGGCGAGCAATACCCGCCGCGCATCGTCATGGAGCAGTCCACGCCGCCGCTCTTCGAAGTGGGGGCGGACGGTGCAAAGACGCTGGTGCCTAATCCGACAATTCAGATTATTGGTCGACCGGAAACTGAGGTTGTTACGACCGGCAAACTGCAGATCAGCAAAAAGGATTTCACAAATCTGACCAACCGCGCCGCCGCTCTGCTGGAGCTGTTCCTGCACGGGTTCATGCAGGAGCGCAAGGAAATGGAGGCGGAACAGGGATGATTTTGCTGGAATGCACAGTCGGACTGCGTGACGGCGATCGGAAAAAGCTTCAGGAGCAGCTTGCGGCGGAGATCGGGCAGCCAGTCGTTCTTCTGCCGAGAAGCGTATCGCGGGCGAAGGAGCGGAATATCCTGTTCCTCTGCGACAGAAAGGCTTGCGAGAAATGCATCTATCCAACGTGCAGGCATACGCCGGAGCTGGAACACGCCAGAAATTTTGCACCAGCAGGATTTACGAAGCGCACGGACGGCGTGTGGGTAGAGCAGGAAGGCATCGCGATGAAAGTACAGATCGATCAGGACAAACTCGAAAAGAGGCTGGTTGAAGCAATGGGGGAGGCGATGGGGCTTGAAGGAGAAAAACGCAGTCCGCATGGTCTGGCGCTGGGATGATATCTTCCGTGTCTACCGATGCCCATACTGCGGCAGACCGGAGAAACCGTGCTTCGAGCTCTGGAAAAAAGGCGGTTTGAAAAAGAGCCTGCCGAGCCGCTGCACATACTGCAAAGGAGAATTGGAAGGAGTGGAAGGAGAAGAAAATGATCATTGAGATTTTGGAGCTTGCTGCTGCGCTGGAGTGGATCGCGCTGGGTGTGCTGGTGTTTTTCAAACTGCGGAGCCTGAAACGTCAGGCAGAAGTAGTGCTCGAGACACTGGACGCCGCAGCCTGGAAAAGCATCAAACAAGAAGAGGAGGTCTGGCGCAAGAACACCCCGAACGAGATTAGGGCAGCGTTCGGCTTTCCGCCGATAACGCCAACAGAATACACAGAAATGAAAATACGCGAGGAAACTGACCGCTGAACGCATGGCCGGAATTTCCGGCCACGCTTTGAGCGGGCAGAGATGGGAGGAGCTGAGACTATGGTGAAGAGACACAAGCGCCGGAAGTTTTCCGGGAGGGTCTGCGAGCAGATCGTGTACACGGTGGCGGGCGGCACAAATCCAAAGACCAGCCGGCCGAAGAAACCGCGGTTCCAGTCGCAGGAAGAACGCGAGGAATTCAACACCAGGATCTCGGCTGCAAAGTTCGTGGCGCTGGTCAACGCCAACTTCGGCCCGTCGAGCTATTACTCAACACTCACGCTCGACCCAGAGCATGAGGTACATACCGCGCAGGAGATGCGCAGGATCCGGGATAATTTCTACCGCCGCATGGGCTACCGGTATCCGGAGGCCAAGATCGTCATCGTCTACGGCCGGGGCAAATCGACCAACCGCTTCCACCTGCACCTGATCACGGACGGCATTCCTGCCGATGAGCTCGGCAGGCTCTGGGGCCTCGGCAGCGTCATCGACTGCAAACCGCTGCGGAAGCACAACTATTACTTAGATGAAAACGGAAACAAGGTCGACCACGGGCAGGACTACACGGCACTGGCCAACTACCTGCACGGTCACTGGCGCAAGGAGTTCGGCGGCCACAGGTACAAGGCCAGTCGCAGCTGCGTCCGGCCGGAGCCGGAGCCCGCGACCGAGGCGGTCCGGGACTACAGCCCGACGCGCCCGCCAGTCGCCCCGCGCGGCTACATCCTCGTCGAGTCCAGAGCCACGCAGTATGGATTCCTATATTTCAAATATGTATGGGATCCCAGAAACGAAACACACAAGCGGACCGGGAGCCGCCTTCTTTAAACCTTGTAAATGTGTTGAGTTTTGCGACGAAGAAGGAAGGAGCTGAACAGATGTCGAAACCGAGATACTGGTGGTACGGGAATGTCTGCCGCACCATCGGCGAATACCCGAAACTGAGCCGACAGGTTCGGGATATGAGCCGGCAGAAGATCACGCCGGGCTATTCCTCACAGCCAGGCGGGCAATCCTCCGGCCGCGCCGTCGAGGACATTGCGGTGCGCGTCCTGTCCTCACGGGAGTACGAGGACTACACGGCGATCAAGTCCGCCATCAATACCGTGCAGACCTGGCGGGACGGCGGCGATGTGCTGGAGATCGTGCGCCTGCATACATGGATCTGGCCGCGCGAGAGCCTGGAGTCTGCTGCCAGACAGGTACACGTGAGCACATCCACGGCCAAGCGGATGTACAGCCGCTTTGTCTACGAGGCAGCGCGGGCAATGGGCTACCGCAAAAGTTGAGCTAACAGAGCCTAAAATCTGTGCTACAGTGATAGCGTGAAGAATTGGAGGGAACAGGATGCAGCCATGGGCCGCGAGCTTTTACGCGTCCGGGCGCTGGAAGAAATGCCGCGCCGGGTATATCAAGTTCCGCCGGACCATCGATGGCGGGCTGTGCGAAGAGTGCAGGGAAAAGCCAGGATACATCGTCCATCACAAGCGGGCGCTCACGCCGGACAACATCACAGACCCGGACGTCAGCCTGTCCTACTCCAACC